CTAGTTCTAGAGAATAGGTCATTGAACTCAGTGTGAGTAGCTTCACAGACTATCTGAGCTATCTTTATCTCTTGTCCAGTCATCGGTCTATAGGTATTGATCATTTTTACTCTACCTTTAGGGTTAGTGCCAAATGCTTTATTCTTATAGGGTTTGATAGGTTCAAGATTTAGAATCTGATTTACCATCTTTTCTATATAGTAAGCATCCTTTTGTTTGTGTGTAGCACAATGCCTTACGGCTATTTCTACAATATCTCGCACTGTTTGCATAACTCTATTAATTTATCAATACCATATAATTTTACAATATCACTAGTATCCTTGGCTAGAAATTCACTATGAGACAAGCGTATAAGTCCTTGTTCTTTGTACTTTTCGTAGAGTATGATAGACCTTTCCACACCTGTAGGGTCAGAGTCAAACCAGATAAAGACTTCAGTAAATCGACTAAATAGATTATCCATAATAGCTTCACTAAGTAAACTTGTTTCAGAACGAGGACAAACTGCTGGTATCCCTATACTGTCAAAGGTCATAACATCCTTCATAGCTTTGGTGATTATCACTTTGTCTCCCTTCTCAGGCAAATAGTCCATACCTTCTAGTTCTTCAGTATAGTTGTTACGAAATTTATTCTTCTTACTATTAGGTCGATATAGTTTTATTCTATCTTTCTCTGAGTATCTGTAACAAGGGTCTGATAGTAAGTCGATATACTTTAGCGTTCCGTTAATCCAAGCTTTCTCTACTTTGCGTACATTAAACTTCTTCAAGGTAGACAAGCTGATATTATACTGTGCCCAATACTCTAAATCTTCTTGTCTGTAAGGCATTATCTTAACCGTAATGGTTGTAGTGCTTTGTTTCTCTTCTTCGTTAAAGTATCTTATCTTGGGTTTAGGAAGACTTTTAGGAGGTACGCCAGACATCTGATTGTGGATTTCACTAGCAGTTATTGGTCTTCCTACTCTAAGAGCAGCTACTTGAAAACAATGATATTGTTTATTTATACTAAAGTCGTTGAAGACTAGGAATCCTTGACGAGTATAAAAGAATCTACAGCCAGGAGTTTTGTCATCTCTAAATGGATTGCAATAAAATTTGCCCAATCTAACAGGTTCCTGAAAGTAAAACTCCATAATCATCTCTTGACTGTACTTATTAAGTACGTCATCTTTTGTAAGTATTGTTGTTAGTGCGTTTAAATCCATGGTTTACATCTAATAGTAGGGGCCTTTCGACCCCTCCTACGCTTAAGTTGATTAGAATATGTCTTCGTCAGCCGTAAATGGGCTGCTTGAACTTGTTGTTTTAGTTTCTGGCAATGGATCTCCCCATTCAAAATTCTCTTCAGACTTGACAGGTTCTGCTTCTGCAACAAACTCTTTAAAGTCGAAAGAATAACCATAATACTGTTTGTAACCGTAGTCAGATGCTGTAATACGTCTGTTTACATAGTCTGTAATTTTACCGTTTACAGGCAAGAATACCAAACTACACACATCCTGATACTGGCCGTCTTTAACACCCAATAATACTTTGATACCACCTTCTCTTTTGTTGAAGTGGTCAAAGAACTCACTAAGTTCTTTTACGTTACCTTTAACAATTGCAATAAAGTCATCCAAAGCAAATGGCCCATTGGTGATATCTACGTTGCCATAAGCTTTCATAAGAGCAAGAAGATCTTCTTCACCCTTGTATGCTTGACGTGCAGTTGCAATGTTCAACTTACCAAACTCCGCAAGTCTTTCGTTACGAGCAGACAAATCGCTAATGCTATCTGCCCAACAAACACGACTATGTGCATCTATATACTGATTCTTACCACTTTGACTCACACGATAGTCCTTACTGATAAATACACAAAACTTACCCAACAAAGGTGTAGAAAGTGAAGTATGGTTACGATACCAAAAGTCAATTCTAGTACTATTTTCTAGAAAATAGTTAGGCTCTTTGGTCTTCTCTACATCTACGTCGTAAAGTTTTGCAATTTCTTCTCTGGTAGGGTTTACAGCAACAATCTGTAAGTTAGCAAATCCTGTGTACAGCTTCTTACTAGAACTGTTTGGTTGTCGGGTTTCTAATGATTCTAAGTTCATAATTAATTTTCGTTAAGTTGTTTTTTGTTTTAAGTTGTTTTTTTCTTTTAGTTGTAGTAATCGTTGATTCTATCACATACGTCTTGCAAGTTATTGGGGATTCTTACTGCCTCAAACATGCCGTCAGGAGATTTAGCTGGGTATTTCTTCCAACGGTTGGTTACAAATTCATACGTTGTCTCTCCGTTTTTATCTTCATCTACATGAGTGTACAAGGCAACTGTAAACAAACCCTCTAATACGATTTGACTATCCAATAGCTTTCCTGCTGTCTTCATCTTGTAAGACACGATAGCACCCTCATCCTCGACGGACTCAGGATGGGAAAAGTAGAAAATTTTCAAGTCGTCCCTAAGTTTACGGGCTTCTGTTAAAAGGGTCACCATATCCTTAGCCATTATACTAAATTTAGTATAACCTGTTTCGGTGGCTTTCTTGACCATGTTAAATCCCATGATATAGTTACTATCTTCTAGGATAACTTGTTTGATGTGTGGTCCTCTTTCACTGATACTTTGCAAGGCTTTAAGAATACCGAGTGCATCGTCTATCTCTAGGTAATTCTTGTTCTCTGCATTGTACAATTTAGCTGAACCTTTAAATGGTAGCTCTTTACGTGCTACGTTAATGATGAATGTTTCCTTTGGGTCTAACGACTTAATGGATGTGGATTTGCCACTTCCTGTGGCTCCTACAACTGCGATTAATTTACTTGACATGATATTTAGTATTTATATATTGTTTGCTCGGTAATTTTGTTTAACTCACTTTCATAACTTTCTAAAGCCCATCCATAGAATAGCGTAAATCTTTTAGCTACACGCTGCTCTACATTATGTATCCACCTTTTGTCTCCTCCCATAGAATCCAACACTATAAGTTCTTTAACTGCAGATGGATTGTCTTGAAGGTAATTTATCAGCCAGTTCTGAAATGCAACTTCATTAGCAAAAGTCCAACGATGTTTATCTTGCCAATCAGGTTCATTAAAGTCAATGTCATTAACGTCTACATTGATTATACCACACATGGTCTTTAGAATGTACTTTGTATGTACTCCAAATTTTAATTGTTTGCTCACTTTCTTATTTGTCTTTAAACTTATCATAGTGGTTACCACTAATCATTACTTCTGCTCTAGGTAATTCCGTAAAGAATCCACTAGCACCTTCAAAGTGTAAACCTAGACTTGTGTTTTCTAAGCCGTAATGTCTATCCTTGAGGAATTTAAGTGCACGATACCCTCGACCCAACAATGATATGTCATATCCATTATGAGTCTCTATATCGTATCTGGAGGGGTTAAATAGCCCCATAACTATCTCGTAGTCTTGATGGACACCTTTGTTGATGTGTAACTCTTCTAAAGAAGGCTCAATACGTTCTTCTATTAGCATTCCTTTATTAGTGTATACTGCTTTCTCTGAGGAAGGAGTTTGCTGATGTACAATAATGTTTACCATTTGATATCTTTTAGAGAATCTTTCTAATACATAATCTTTTACTAGTAAGTCGAATGTCTGATAGGATGTGTATTTACCTCCATGTCCAGGCTGTGTTTCATTAGAGACAAGACTGATGTGGTCAATTACACAAAACACCCAAAGGTCATCTGATTTGTATTTATATCCCGTAGGTATTCTCTTGCCGTCTTCTATTTCTTTGTAAGTATACTCACCTACTTCAGGGTTGTTGAAGTAGGCTTCAATGTATTTAGCAATCCCAGTAGGATTTCGTACATAATCTACTACTTCTACTACTTCCTGTAGGGCTGTAATGTATCTTTCTGCATCTTTAATCTTAGTCATTAAGTCAGCATTGACTGTAAATGAGCCGATAGATTTTAACTGAGTTACACTAATGCTTAGTTTATATTTTTTGTATAGAAAGCTACATATAAAAGACAACCAGAAGTCGGTAGCGTTTTCCTCTAATGCAAAGTAGAATATCTTGGGTTTGATGTGACTGCCGTGAGTTTTCCTAATAACATTATCAATGGTTAGAAACTTAACAAACTTAGTTTTTCCTACTCCCGAAGAAGCTGTAATACACGTAATAGAACTTTTAGTAAATCCCCCATACACTTGTGATAGTCTCTCAAACGGACTTAAAATCGAAGTGATACCTGAGTTTTCCTTTATTTGTTTGTTACGTTCAATGACTCCAATTAAATCTTCAAACTTCATGATAGTTAGGGTTGTGAGAGGGGAAAGAAAAAATAAACCTACAATAGCTTAAATCTAACTTACAGGATGTTGTGACTTGTGTATCGTTTAGCACCACCATTTCTAAACTCTTCACACCATTTAGCTAGATTGCTAGTAGGTACACCATCTATTACTTTACTGATAAAGTAGCCACACTCTTGAACATAAGCTATACCTCCACTAGTCAACAAATTATCCACATACAGATCTGTTCCACCAAGTATTTCTTCACGTGTGTAGTCGTATTCTACTAGAAACTTTTCCATCTTTTTAAGTACAGTCTTTTTGTCGGTAGCCTTACCTGCTATGCCTATTTTCTTGTGACTGAACTTAACGATATAATCGTCTATCCACGATAAATCTACTACCACCTTGGGTTTGGACTTTTCTTTGGAGCTTCCTTCAAACTTAAGTTCACCTATGGAAGCCTCAAGCCTTAGTAAATCTAAGGCTTTTGGCGACCATGAATAGGTGTCTTTAGTTTGTATGAGTAATCCATGTTCAATCCATTTGTCTTTGATACCTTCCTTTTCAAGAAGACTCCAAAGAATCTCATAAAACGTTTTCTTCATCTATTTTGGTTGGTTTAGTTTCTGTAATTAGAGTTAAATCTCTCTCTAACATAGGGTCATCTTTTGACTCTGCAAAAATTAGAGGTATATTTTCTAATAGTGGGGTTTCAAATGTAACATCTTCTCCACACAATTCCAAGCATTCTTCTTCATACATCTTCTTCATTAGAAGAAAATCTGGATGTGTATCCAGACTTTCTCCAAAATGATTGAAGGGCAAATTACCTCGTTGATTCAAAGACATTGGTAGGATAATTAAATGAAGAATCACAATACTCGCAATCAACATACATTAGTAATCTGTTATCAATTTTGACATTATTATAACAACATGGACAGATTCTATCGGACAAACATTGGTCAATATACTCTTGATCTGCAGTGTCTAATCCGTCTACGTGATGCTCAAATGCTGTTTCTCTAAAAGATTGTTCTATTAGCTCTGGATATAGAGACAACAAGAACTCATCATTGTCTTTGTCTTTAAGGTTTAGAGTAATATTTTCTCTTGTAGGAGTTTTAACTTCATAGGTAGAAGCATTTGGAGGCAGATATTCTGACAGTTGTGAGCTACGAGTCTTGTTGTAGGAAAAATCTAACTTACTGTAAGTTCCATAAGTTCCATAAGTATATGTAGGATAAACTTCCTTAGCAGCAATGTGTTCCCATTTCTGATTTACACCCATCAATAGCAATTCATAACCAAAGTTAATAGCATTCTCAAAGTGAGGCATACTAATTACTTCGTCATTTGCATGCTCGTTGATGTAGCCACAACTTACGTTCATAGCCACACAAGTAACAGTGTCATACTTCTTTAAGCCGCCGATGTCTGTACAGCTGCCGTTGTTCTTGGCATAGTTATACTTATCCATGATTCCTCCAGCAGCCATAATAAACTCGTCACTACAAACGGTAATTCCATTTGTGTAAGTAATGAGGTCATTTTTGTAGGAGTTTCTGTCCAATTGAACAAGCATACTGCAATCTGTAAAGAACTCTTTGTTTGCTTTGTAAGTACCTACCAAACCTACTTCTTCGTCTTTAGGGAAGAATAGTTTAATCTCATCAAAATGGTTAAACATTTCAAGAGCAAAGTATACACCGACTT